ATATTGTGGTCAAACTGGAAAGACGGAATGTGGCAACAAGTAACTGATACAAAATTTGTTTGGATTTTAGGTAACTTTTTTGATTAAATAGGTTGACAAGTAAGACATCTTACTGTATACTGTAAGTATAGTTAATAAAAAACAGGAGTTAAAAATGCAAAACGAAATACAAACACTAATTGGTAAAATCAAAGCAGACTACATTAAATTTGCTTCAGCAGGCGATCGTGGAGCACCAGAGCCAGGCAGTTATTTTGCTAATCAGATTGCTAACTTCGATAATGATGTGCAAGTAAAATACGGTAAGAAGTACATTAAAATTGTCAAAGATAATGGTGTATGGGGTTTTATTGTTAACACTGATAACGACAAGTTATTTAAGAAAGGTGATATACTTAAAGCCGCTGGTTTTAATGCTCCTGCTCGTAATGCCGCACGTGGTAACGTATTTGAGAACTACAGTGTAGCATGGACTGGACCACATTACTTAAAATAAGGAAATGAAAATGGACGTTATTCAAAAAGCAGATTTGTTCGCTAGTGTGGCTCATGCTGCAATTGGACAAAAACGCAAATACAGTGGAGTGGACTATATAGTTCACCCACGCAGAGTATCTAAAATGGTTGCTGATTATGAAGGCACAGAAGAAATGATAGCGGCCGCATTGTTGCATGATGTGTTGGAAGATACATATGTAACCAGTGAAATGATTGCTGAAGAGTTTGGTTGGAAGATCCATAAGTTGGTTGTTGAGCTTACTGATGTTAGCAAGCCAGAAGATGGAAACCGTGCAAAGCGTAAGGCAATTGATGCAGAGCGTTTGAGTCAATCAAGTAGAGAAGCACAGATTGTTAAACTTGCAGATCTCATAGACAACAGCGATGACATTGAAGCAAATGATCCAAGTTTTGCTAAAGTGTTTTTAAAAGAAAAAGCACACCTTATAAGCGTTATGGATAAAGTACATTTACATCCTTTATATCCTATCGCAGTTGGTGTAGTTAACGGAGGTAAATAGTATTATGATAGGATTAGATTTAATGATTATATTAGGCCTTTTCACAATGGCCTGTGCATACTTTAGTCAACGAACTGGATACAAACAGGGTGTTAATGAAGGTATGGAATCTACTTTACAATTACTTGAAAATGGAGGCTATATTAAAATAGTCGAAGATAAGGCAACTGGTATACAAGAAATACAGAAGGTACCAAATGGAAACAGCACCAATACATAATCTATTCACTTTAGAACAATTACAAGATTATCAGCAAGCAGGTAAATGGCCACTTGCTGATTCTACATTGTTGTCTACAAAATACGCAGATCGTTGGGAAGTGGCAGATCGTTTATTTAAAGATGTTAACAAAGAATTTTTTATTAAACTTAATCAACAAGAAGAATTCACAATAAGACAAACAGAAGATCCAGAGATTCCACATAAGAGTTTTTCTCGTCATTATTCAGGATCAGTGTTTAGTTATGATAATGATTATATGGCAAGTCCTGAACAGTGGAATTTAGATACTAAACCTACTGAATTTGTAGAACGTACTAAAGTTTATATATACGATTGGACAGAAGGTAACATTCAAGAAAGTTCTTTAGAGTTTGATTACTTTGTAGAAATGCATAAAGATTTTAAACCAGTGGTAGAACATTATTTAAATGAATGTTATTCAGATCAGTTAGATTTAATAGATAAAACTCTTTACAAACTAATGGTAATACGTTATAATAATCCTAGTGCTACAGAAGAAAATATAGTTGAACATCGTAAATGGAACACAGAAAGATTTGGAGATGAACATTTTGATGAAACATTAGGTGGTTTGCATTTAGGTGAAAACTATTCTGAATTTAGAGCAAAAAATGAAACAACAAACAAATGGGAAATTATTACAGAATTAACAGAAAATAAAAAAATGTGGATGCATGGTGAACATGCACAACAAAGTGGCTGGATTCCTACAACACATGGAATGTCACATAACCCACAAAAAGATCTTAAAGATCGTTATAGTATAATTTTTGATTTACAAGCAAGATACAAATAGGAGATAAAATGATAATACCAACAGTAATTGAGAGTACAGGCAGAGGCGAACGTGCATATGACATTTATAGTCGTTTGCTAAAAGATCGCATTGTAATGCTTAACGGCGAAGTTAATGACCATAGTGCAAACCTAGTAGTTGCACAGATGCTATTTTTAGAATCACAAAATAGTGCAGAAGATATTAACTTTTATATTAATAGTCCAGGTGGTGTAGTAACTGCAGGCTTAGGCATATATGATACAATGCAATTTATTAAATCTCCAGTAAGTACAATTGTAATGGGCCAAGCATGTAGCATGGGTAGTTTCCTTGCTATGGCAGGTGAAGCAGGCAAGCGTTTAATATTGCCTAATGCTCGTACAATGATTCACCAACCAAGCGGTGGTGCAGGTGGACAAGCAACAGACATGGAAATACAAGTACACGAAATTCTTAAAATGAAAGAAAATCTTACACGAACATACGAGAAGCATAACTCAAAAGGTAAAACTTACGAAGAGCTTAAAGCGGCTATGGAGCGTGATAATTTTATGTCAGCACAAGAGGCAGTAGATTTTGGACTGGCTGATAAGGTTGTTGTTCGAAAAACATAATATATTTGTAATACTATATTTGTATAAATAATAGTATGAAGATACATGATATATTAGAAACAGAGCAAGTACTAGAAGGTCCAAACGATCCTCATATATTCAAAGCAGTATTCCTAGCCGGTGGTCCTGGCTCGGGTAAAAGCTATGTGGCAAATAAACTATTAACTGGTGGTGGATTAAAACCTCTTAATAGTGACGATGTCTATGAATATCTTGCTAAGAAACACAATATTGATTTAAGTGACCCTGAAGTTGTTGGAAGCAACAAGGGGCAGGAGATCCGTAACCGTGCTAAAGAAATTACTAAAACAAGAGAAGACTTATATTTAGATGGTCGTCTAGGTTTAGTAATTGATGGCACAGGCAAGGATGTATCTAAAGTATCAGTAGCCAAAAAACAATTAAGTGAATTAGGTTACGATACTATGATGTTATTTGTTAACACAAGTGAAGAGGTAGCACAAGAACGTAATGCCGAAAGAGCTAGAACTATACCAGCAGATATGGTGAAGGTTATGTGGCAACGAGTTCAACAAAACATAATGAAATTCCAACAAGTCTTTGGAGCTGCAAAGTTCCATGTAATAGACAACAGTGGTGGGTTAGAAGACCCCGATCGGAAAGAAAACTTTGATAATGTATACAAAGCAGTACAACAGTTTTTAAACGATCCACCCACTAAGAGAGCCGCTAAGGCCTGGTTAGTCAAGAATACTAAAACATAGTATTTAAGTACCACCAAAATAAACATAAATATTAAGCAGTTCATATATTAACTGTTTTTATATTAGTAAGGAATTTTTATGTATACATATAAAGCAAAATTAGTAAGAGTAATAAACGGTGATACTTTGGACATTGAAATCGATTTAGGTTTTGATATCATTATTAAACAACGGTTAAAGTTATATGGTATTGATACACCTGATAGCAGATCAACAGATGTTGATATTAAACAAAAAGGACTTGACGTTAAACAGCGTCTAATGGACTTATTACACAAAGAATTTAAAGTAGAAACTATACTTAACAAACGTGGCAAGTATGGTCGTATACTTGGAAAGATCTATGTTGTTGTTAACAACAACGAGGTTTGTATAAACGAATTATTAGTAGACGAAGGTCTAGCAATTCGTTATAACATCGGGAAATAATATGAAGTTATTTGGTTATTGGACAGTTTTAGTTGCATTATCTATAAGTGCTGTGGCGGCCTACTACAGTATTGTTGGACTTGTGGCTATTTTTGCCAGTGCCGTTATACCGATTATTATTATGGGGTCTGTGCTAGAAGTAGGCAAATTGACATCAGCTGTCTGGTTGCACTTGAACTGGAAATCAGCTCCATTTTTAATTAAAACGTATCTCACTATAGCCGTGATAATGCTTATGTTTATTACAAGCATGGGTATCTTTGGATTTTTATCTAAAGCACACATTGAACAGACTAGTGCGGCTAGTGAGAACGTTGCCCAAATTGAACGTATAGAAGAAAGCATAGTAAGAAATAAATTAATTATTACTAAGTCAGAAGATAAGATTGTTAAACTTGAACAAGTAGACAACACTAAAGACATTGAAATACAAGAAAAAATACGCACAGAACAACAAAGAATTAATTCAGCATATGATGGAGTACAACCATCAATTGATGAACAGAATGCCATTATTGATAAACAAGCATCTGACAAAGAAAATGCAACTGCTCCATACGAAAGAGAAATAAGTAATATTGATAATAAGTTAGCATTGCTAGACGAGTATTCAATAAGTGGCGAAGTAAAGAAAATGCAAGGCCTAATAGGGGTTGCACAAGACGGAAGAATAGGGTATAATACTAGAGAAGCATTAAAGAAGTTTAAAGAAGATAATGCTAAGGCTAGACGCATAGCTGTTTATCAGCTAAATAAAGTTAGGACAGAAGAAGATACTGTAACAAAAACTGCTAGACAGGAAATTAAAAGACTTAGAATGTTAGCAGAACAACAGATTGCAGACTCTAACACCCTAATCACTAGACTTAGAGCTCAACTTGGACAAGGTCAACAACAAGACAATACAGTATTAATTGATACGCAACGTAACCTAATTAATGATTCTGAGAATAAGTTGGAATCACTTTATACTACAAAATATACACTAGAAGGTGAAAGCAGAAAACTAGAAGCAGAGGTTGGTCCAGTTAAGTATATTGCAGAATTAGTTTATGGACAAGAACCAGATAGAAATGTCTTGGAAGAAACAGTAAGATATGTTATACTAATACTTGTATTTGTATTTGATCCATTAGCAGTTGTACTAGTTATATCTGGTATAGCAGGACTAACAAATATTAAACCAAAAGGAACACATGAGCAAAAAGAAAAATCCACAAAGTCTAAAATTAGTGAAGATACCAAAGATGTCACCGTCACTAAGAAAGATGTTGTGGGTAATAAAAAAGACAACAAGCCTCCCAAAAAACCTGTTGTTCAAAATAAAATACATAAAGAAGACGTAGTGCATACAGATTCAAAAGGTAAAGAATATACTGTTGACAGGCATGGAAACAGAAAGTATCTAATAGAACAATTACAATACGACCTCAACAACAGATCAAAAAAATTACAACAACAAAAGAAAAATTAAATGAAAATAGACAATAGTAGTTACACTGTAACACCCCCAGATCTTTATATGACAGAACATGGAATAAGTATTCTTATTTCAAGTACCAATGAAAGTTTTATTACGTCAGTAAAAGAAGTATTTGAAAAGTTTATAGCCACAAGTATTGTTTTTTTAGTACAAAGTAATAAAACTAATTCAGGAACGTTGCCATGGATATGGAATGTTTCTAAGACATCTGATTTTATGATAATTGATGTTGATACTTGTGCATGGGAAGACATTATGGCAGGATTGTTAAAATCAAAGGACGAGGAAAATACAGTGTTATTTTACAGCGATAAATACAAAAGAAGAGAAACTGTAAAATTAATAAATGCAACAGGCACTAATCTAGTTGTTAGATCAATTAGCGATATCAACAACTACATAAAACTACAAATGAGTCCAGAATATTTTAATGAAGTCTAGCAAACCAACCATATGCAATTTTTGTAGCAAAGACGCAACACAAGTAACAAAACTACTAGCGGGTGAAAACGATACCCATATTTGTAGTGATTGTGTTGAGCTCTGCTACGGCATAGTTAAAGAAAAGAAAGTAGAAGCTATACATAAAAATTATGGTAAAAAATACGAAGTTCCTACTCCTAGACAAATACATAATGATTTAGACAAACATGTAATTAGTCAAGATCATGCAAAAAAGACTTTAAGTGTAGCAATATACAATCACTATAAAAGAATATCAACAACTACAAAAACAAAATTACAAAAAAGCAATGTACTACTATGCGGTCCTACGGGAACTGGCAAAACATTAATGGCACAAACACTTGCAAACTTTTTAGGAGTGCCAATGGTCGTAACTGATGCAACAGTTATTACTGAAAGTGGATATGCTGGTGACGATGCAGAAGTTCTAATACACAAATTATTTCAAGCAGCAAATTATAATCAAGAACGCACAGAACATGGTATTATATATGTAGACGAAATTGACAAAAAAGCAAAGCGTAATGACTATGTTAGCCTGAGCAGAGACGTTTCAGGAGAAGGCGTGCAACAGAGCCTTTTAAAGCTCATGGAAGGTACTATAGTACCGGTTCCGAACAAACCGCAACATAACCCGGAGAAGGTGGATATTGACACCAGTAACATACTATTTGTAGTAGGTGGAGCCTTTGTTGGCCTACAAGATGTTGTGGTTAACAGGCTCGGTAAAGCAAAGATAGGATTTAACGACGATTTAGACGCCGATGTAGAACAGTGGGAAAAGCACTTACAAACACGTGATTTAGTTAAATATGGGCTTATACCGGAATTTGTGGGTAGACTACCGTCTGTGAACGCACTAACACCGTTAAATAAGAACGATCTTGTGCGTATACTAACTGAACCAGTGGGTAGTATAATAGATCAAATAAAAGAGCTTTTTCTACTTGACAAAATACAAATAGAGTTTACAATAACAGCATTGGAACAAATTGCAGAAATTGCCATTGAAGAAGAATTAGGTGCTAGAGGTTTACGCAAGATACTAGACCAAGCACTGTTAGAAACTCAATATCAATTGCCAGAATTATATGAAAAAGGAGTGCGTAAAATTATTATAAATGAACAAGTTATTTCTAGAAATGCTAAGCCACAACTTATCAAAGGTGAAAATGCAGAACAGAAATAAGGGATATAAGCAACGTACAAAAGGGCCGTTTGCAATCGCAAATGAGCGTATAAGAGCAAAAGAAGTTAGAGTAAACTTTCCAGACGGTGAAAGCCAGATACTGTCTTTGAAAGATGCGTTAGATGAAGCAAAGTCACTGTATTTAGATTTAGTGTTGATAGCCGAAAAAGCAGATCCACCAGTTTGTAAAATAATTGATCTAAACAAGCATTTGTATTCATTAAAGCAAAAAGAAAAACTGGCAAAGAAGAAGCAACGAGAAAGCGTTGTAGAGACCAAAGAAGTGCGTATGGGACTAAACATAGATACACATGATTTAGAAACTAAGGCTAAAGCAGCTCGTAAATTTTTGGATAAAAATAACAAAGTAACAGTTACAGTTGTTTTGCGTGGTAGAGAACGTGGGAGGCAAGACCTTGCAAGGGAATTGCTAAATACATTTGCTGGTATCTTAGAAGTAGAATATGAGCAAATATCATCGCAGAACAATCGAGTATCTGGTAAAATACAATAAAGGTAAACATGGGAAACTATAATAGAAATAATAAACGTAATGAAAAACCTCAGTTTGGTCCTGGACTATCTGTAGAAGTTAGAAATGGCAATGTAGAACAAGCTATGAGAAAACTTAAGAAGTTAGTTATGAAAACTGGACTTATGAACGAAGTACGCGAACGCAGATACTTTGTTAGTAACACTGAGAAAAGACTTAAAGCAGAGGCGGCAGGCCGAGCTAGAAGACGTAGAGAAATAGCTAAAGATTCTGTAGAGAAGAAAAGACTATACTAATACGTTATAACTGAATTTGTCCACATATGTGGATAAATAACAATGTATACAACAGGACTGATTCCTACCGTATACATAGAACGCCGAAAGGGTTCTAAATAATCTTGCTTAATATAAGGAGAAAAGATATGACTAGATTAACAACACTAAATCTTCCAGATTTTTATAAAACTACAATAGGATTTGATAGTATGTTTGATGAGATGCAAAATGCATTCGCAACAAACACAGGCGGTTACCCACCTTACAATATCGTAAAGGAAAGTGACACTAGCTATTCAATTAGCCTAGCAGTAGCAGGTTTTGATAAAGACGAAATAAAAATCGAACAAGACGGTAATACACTTTCAATTAATGCTGAAAAGAAACCAATCGAGGAAGAGATTGAATATCTACACAAAGGCATTGGAACTAGAAACTTTACAAAAGAATTTAGTTTAGCTGATTATGTAGAAGTAACATCGTCAAAACTAGATAACGGTATCTTAGTAGTTACATTGGAACAAAATATTCCAGACGAAAAGAAACCACGAACTATTAAAATTGACTAATATAAGGTAAAAAAATGACTCAAGCATCAACAAGTAGCGTAGCAGAAATAACTAAATTAAAATTACCATCAAGATACAATGTTGTATTGTTAAACGATGACTCTACGCCACAGGAGTTTGTAGTAAATGTTTTGCAGACAATTTTTAATAGGTCGACAGAGCAAGCAAACTCTGTGATGCTTGAAGTTCACGAAAAGGGCCGAGGCATTGCAGGCACATACAGTTACGAAGTAGCTGAACAAAAATGTGTGGAAACTATTACTGACGCACGAAGAAACCAATTTCCATTAGACGTTACAATAGAAAAAGCAGAATAAACAATTAAATGAAAATAGCAATCACGCAACGTGTGATTGAATTTCGAAACGGACCATACGATAGCATTGATCATGGATTTTATGAAATGTTTTCAGGTCATACATTGTTACCAATACCAAACCATTTAGAGCATTATAGAACAGATACAATAGTTAATAGTGACTTGGTGGTGTTTACAGGCGGCAATAGTATGATACCGGGAAACTGGCAATACAATGAAAATCGTTTACGAGTTGAAAAACACACGTTAGATTTAGCAAAATTATACAACAAACCAATATTAGGAATCAGCAGAGGCTGTCAGTTTCTGACGGTTGCTCATGGTGGATCTTTAGAAGAAAACGGTAGACATCACATCAATCATAGTGTAAACTATAAGGGTAGTAATGTAGAAGTATGCAGTAGGCATGAAGAAATATTAAAAACTATACCCACGGGTGCAACAGTATTAGCAACAGATGAGTATGGATTTTGTGAAAGTTGGAAATTAGACAATATGATAACAGTGTTATGGCACCCAGAACGGATGAAAACACATTGGCTTCCATATGAAGCATACGGAATATTAGGATTATAATATGAAAATAGGATTTACTTGCAGTACATTTGATTTATTACATGCAGGACATGTACAAATGTTACGAGAAGCAAAAGAACAATGCGATTATTTGATTTGTGGATTACAAATGGATCCAAGTGTTGATAGGGATTCTAAGAATCCGCCAATACAGTCAATTGTAGAGCGTTACACACAACTTAATGCAGTACAGTATGTTGATGAAATTATTCCATATGCATTAGAAAAAGATTTAGAAGATATACTAGAAATGTATCATATTGATGTACGTATACTAGGTGAAGAATACAGAGAAAAAGATTTTACAGGAAAAGACATTTGTAAAAGACGAGACATTGATCTACACTTTAATAAAAGAGATCACAGATTCAGTACAACAGATTTAAGACATAGGGTATGTAAAAATGAGAATTGATCAAGACATAAAATTGGACTACAGTGATGTATTAATTAGACCAAAGCGTAGTACATTAAGTTCACGCAAACAAGTAAGACTTGAACGCAAGTTTAAATTTAGAAACAGCAGACACGAATACGAAGGTATTCCTATTATGGCTGCCAACATGGATGGTGTCGGAACATTTGAAATGGCAGATGAACTTGCACAACAAAATATATTTACATGTTTAGTAAAAACATATTCAGTAGAACAACTTGTAGAATTTTTTAACAATGATTATCCAGATAGCAGAAGAACACAGAACATTGCTATGAGTATTGGCACAGGACCAGTAGACTTTGATAAGTTAGTTGATGTATATGATAAAGTAAGTAATAAACTAAAATATGTATGTATGGATATTGCAAATGGTTATAGTGATCATTTTGCACAACATGTTAAAAAGGTACGTGATAAATTTCCTAATTTAGTAATTATAGCAGGTAATGTAGTAACCGGAGAGATGACAGAGGAGTTAATTTTAAATGGAGCAGACATCGTTAAAGTCGGAATTGGACCAGGAAGCGTGTGTACAACACGAATCCAAACAGGAGTCGGGTATCCGCAACTTAGTGCAGTCATTGAGTGTGCAGATGCGGCACATGGACTTGGTGGACATATTATTGCTGATGGGGGCTGTAACTCTAGTGGCGATGTGGCTAAAGCATTTGCTGGCGGCGCCGATTATGTAATGCTAGGCGGTATGCTTGCAGGACACGATCAAGGTGGCGGCAAAGTAATTACTAAACATTATAAAACAAATGAATTAGAATACGAAGTAGGCGAGCATCTAGATAATCAAAAATGTAAAATAGAGCAAAAAAAGTTTATAGCATTTTATGGAATGAGTAGTGATGCAGCAAACACAAAACACTTTGGTGGACTAAAGGACTATCGTGCAAGCGAAGGACGAGAAGTATTAGTTCCATACAGAGGTGAAGTGCAACACACCGTACAAGCAATCCTAGGTGGGCTGCGTAGTACTTGTACATATGCAGGTGCAATGAAATTAAAACAATTGAGCAAGTGTACAACATTTGTTCGTGTTAACAATCAGTTTAACAAAACATACGAAAGCACAACAACCAAAATATAACTTTTAAGACGGTATGTGTATAGTGCATAGCGTCTTTGCATAAATAAGTACGGTTTATTGCATGAATACGTGATAAATAAAAGTGTAAAAAGAGCAATACAACGGCGTGTTGTTATTTACATGTACAAAGTAGTACAGAGCGACCTCGGCTCAGAAAAAAAGAGCGGCAGTTAGTGCCACGCTAACTGACTCTGGGAAAGACCAGGGCATAACCCATGCCTTACAAGCGATACATTATGAGGTATCGTGGTAGCGGCCAGGAGAGACTGGCAAATAACGGATGCTTTCCCAAAAACATCCACACATATAACGGAGAATATAAAATGGCTAACACTTTTTTTAGTGCATGGTCGGGATTATTCAATGGCTCACGTAGAAGTCGTGTGGCTTACAATAACACCCTAATGACTTATGCAAAAACAGAATATGGTAATGATTGGCAATATGCCTACAACTATATGCTAGAACACAAAGGATCAGCTCCAAAGATGGGGCTCGCAGATATCAAGGTAACAGTAAAATGACAACAACATTAATATACAAACAAACATGTAGTGTTTGTGAAAAAATTAAACAAGCATCATTAAAAGTAATGATGGTTATTTGGTCATTTGGTGAATCGGCAGGTCGTGCAAGAGCAGCCGCTGAATTACATAGACAAGGTTACACAGAAGAAGCAAAGAACTTAATGCTGGAGAGTAAATAATGCTTAACACTATAACAAATAAACTAAGTTGGGTAAGACGTGCTTATGTAAGTAAGCAAAACCGCAGAGCAACAGAAAAGGCTTTGTCAGAATTAAACGACTTTGAGTTAAATGATATTGGATTATGTAGAGGCGACATTAAATCAGTTGCACGTGGCGATAAAATCTATAGAAAGACTTATTAATGTTTAAACGATTTATGAAACTAATGGAATACAGAAGTTACTGTATGAGTATTAAACAACTTAGAGAAATGGGCATGCACGACAAAGCCAATGAGATCTCTGAGTTCAAACATAATATGTACAAGACTAACTAATGTTAGATCCAAATCACACTTACTTTAAAAAACCAATAGAAAAGAAAAAGGGCGGCAAGTAGGCGCCCTTGTTCATTAAATAACTACAGTTTTAATTGTATAAATAGCTGTATGAGTAAAGTACATCTATTATCAGAACTAATAACAAAGTTGCAGAACTTTAGTACGCAAGATGAGAAACTAAATCTTCTGCAAAACTATGAAAAAGAACCTATATTTAAACGTATACTTACTATAGCATACAATCCTTGGGTAGATTTTGGAATGCAAGATTTTGTTCCAAGACGTAAAGGTAAACAGTTTGGAATGGGATTAACCCGTTTCTTACACATCTTAACAGACATTATTGATGATAAGTATGATGACAGAGAAAAACAATTCTCTTGTCAAATGGCAATGCAACACATTGACGAGCGTGATGCTGATTTGTTTGTTAGTTTATTAAGACAGGACCTTGATCTAGGACTTGAGTTAGAAACAATAAATGCAGTATGGCCTGGATTAATAATGATTTATCCAATAAGTAACCCTACTCCAAACAATTACAAATCATTTAATAATTATCCAGCCGCAGTACAACCTATTAGTAGAGGTTTTCGAGTTAATGTAATTGTACACAAAGGTGTAGTTACTTACAAAGACAAAGAAGGTAATAATATAGAAGGTTGGGATATATATGACGAACAGTTTGTAAATTTAGCACAAAACAATAGTACAGTATTTGATGGTCACGCAGTTGTAGTCAATGGAACAACTATTGTAGAAACTAACAATGACAAAGTACTAGAAGCAGACCCAGAGAATATTAGATTTAACTTTTGGGATGTAATTAGGTACGATGGCTTTATAAAAGGTGAAGATACTCGTATAGGTTATAATTGGCGTAATAATGGATTAGAACACATGATTATACTTGCTATAGATAAGAATAAAACACCTTGCTATGACATTGTAAAGGCTGATCTAGTAGGAAGTGATGAACAATTAGCGTTAACTGTTGAAAAGTATAAATCTAAATGTGTTATTAAAGCATTAGACGGCACATGGATACATGGAAACGACCCTACACAAATTATTTACGAGTCTTAATTTTCTTAATATATTGATTTCCAAAGTGGTCATATAATCCATCAAAGAACTGAAACTTACTAAATGCTTTACCAGTTCCTTTCATTCTATCTTTAAATCGTTGCCACCATGTTACTTTGGTTTTGATATGTACATCATATGTAATATATTGTATTTGCCCTACATGTTTGTAATAGCCAAAGAATGGAACTCTAGTAACAACATCATTATTGTTAACAAAACGATATGCTGTAATATCTTTAAACTGTTCGCCCCATGCTCTATCACCTACTTTTGGTGATCCATATGTATATAATTCTAAATCTGCACCAGCATGGTGAAATCTAGTAGCACATATAGTTGCCATTGCAGCTCCCAAACTATGTCCAGTAATTACTATTTTTTTAGTAGTTAGTTTTTTACCTAACCACTTAATAATTTCAGGATATAGTTTATCTAGTTCATGCTTAAATCCAGAATGTACCATACCTGTTGTATCAGCACCTGCTGGCCAGGCCTTGATATCTGCTATTAAGTCGCCTATTTGAGCGCCTTCAGTACCTCTAAAAGCAACGATCACATAGTCAGGCATAACAATGCCATACCCTTGTGCGTTTTCGTTTTCAAAGAATTTAACACTTGAATGTTTTATTTTGTTATCTTTTAGGAATTTAACTACTTCTGGTTTTTCTTCGTATACTATCTTTGATACATCTATACATAATTCTGCTAGATGCCAATCTATGTTATTTTTTAACAATTAATTTCTCCAGTCTATGTGTTGGTATGCGTGTATTGTAGATATATCTCCACACCTTACCTCGACCATTATCAATTTCAAATATAGTTTCTCGCATACCTATGCTAATGATAGTGGCTTTTTCTCCATCTAAGAATACTTCGTCGCCAGGTTCAAATCCAGGCTTCATTTTCCAACGAAGACTTGCTACAAAGTCACCTACTGCTTCCTTAAACCATAATACTAGTATCGCAGTGATTCCTAGTCCTATTAATGGTTCTAAAAACATTGAGAATTTCATTACTTCTGATTCTAACATACTATAACTATTTATTAAAAATAGGTAAAAACTGTTGACAAATACAATATAATATACTATAATTACACTAATGAAATAAAGGAGTCTATAATGACGAAAGAAAATAGTAATGTACCAGCAGTTACATTTAAAGTACGAGTACCAGATCCGTCAAGCAGTAAAACAAATTCTTGTGAGATTGTACCATCAACTTGGGCAGAGCTAACAACCGATGAAATCTTCAAAGATAAACTAGTTGTAGTGTTTAGTTTACCAGGTGCATTTACACCAACATGTAGCACATTTCAGTTACCAGGGTTTGAACTGTATGCACAAGACTTTTATGACGTAGGTGTAAGCGACATTTATTGTGTAAGCGTTAATGATTCGTTTGTTATGAATGCATGGCGAGATGCAAACAACCTTAAGAATGTTAAAGTGCTACCAGATGGTAATGGAACATTTACAGAAGGCATGGGTCAGTTAATTGATATGAGTGGTGTGGGATTCAACAAGCGTAGCAGACGTTATGCAATGATTGTTGAGAACGGTGTAATTAAGAAAATGTTTATTGAACCAGATGCATCAGCTGAAGACAGTGATCCATATGGTGAAACAACACCAGAGAATGTTTTTGCTTCTTTATAGATAAATAGTATTTCAAATAGGAAGAAATTATGGCATATAGCGAAAAAGTGCTAGACCATTACAATAATCCAAGAAATGTAGGTAAGTTCGACCCCAAGGAAGATAATATCGGAACTGGAATGGT